GCTACTCCGCCTTTATCGCTTGTCATAGTCAATCTTTCCAATTGATGCTCCTTTCTTAGTTTTCCAAACATCGATTTACAGGCCCAAAGGTAACTCTACCTGACCTATCTCATAATTCATCCACAAAGTTTCAACCCTGGGTATTCCAGCCTCTGCCTGTGTCTTCTTGCTAACCTTCCTCCATCCTATAAGCATCTGGTTATACAGGTCATTGTCATAGCCAGATAGCAGTACCTTTCCCGGATGCTCCACAAGCAGTTCCAACAGTTCAATATGTTCATTGTCTTCCATCTCATACCGGTAAAGATAATTTTTCCGTGTCCCATGTAAGTAAGGAGGGTCAACATACATAAATACATCCGGCGTATCATACCGTCTAATCAGTTCTATTGCTGGCAGATTCTCAATCTGAGCATTCTTTAAACGTTCCCCAGCTGCCAATAATCTCTCCGGCAAATTTCTCCATTCTTTTGTGGTATAAGGACTTCTTGTTTGTTGGCTACTCCTGAATCCACTGAAATAGGAGTTACTGGCCCCATAGCCCATCCAACACCGTACCGCAAACTTCCTTGCCTTTTCTATATCCGTATCCTTATCTAAATTTTCACAGGAACCATAATATTCATCCCTACTATATGGCGTCATCTCCAGCTGGGTCATCAACTCCTGTGGCCTCTCCCGGATAACCCTAAAGTAGTTGACCACATTCCCATCCAGGTCATTCACTGTTTCGATTCTGGCCGGAGTTTTATTAAAAAACACCGCCCCACTGCCAAAGTAGGGTTCCAGGTATACCTCATGTGGCGGTATATATCCGCAAATCCAATCTGCAATACGGTTCTTGGCTCCTGGATATTTCAGTACACATTTCATGTTTTACTCCTTTTCAAAACATCGATTTAGTGGATGTGCACCAGACCGGAACCCCTGGTTGCACAGACCTCCATTATTACTCTGTAGGCACATCCGCTGCTGGCCTTATTGGATTGTACATACACCATTTTCATGTCAGCAATCTTTATGCAGTCAAGGTCCTGCGAATCAGGTCTTGGTATGCGCTGCTGTACATAATTTCTCTATCTTACTGATGGAAACCTCATAGGCAATGCGTTTCTCACACTCTGTCGCTGTCAGTTTCTTGATATATTCTCTGCTCTGCACACGCCCCCAAATACTTACTTTTTCCCCCACCTCAAAATTGGATACATACCGGGCATTCCGGCCCCAGCTGATGCATGGTATGTAATCAGACTTTCCATACGGACGGTTTACGGCCAACAGAATATCCGTAATTTCCCGCCCTAGAGGAGTTTTGCGGTAAATCGGCGGCTTGCAGATATAGCCGTCCAGGAATATCTGGTTTGTCTTTGTGTAGTCTGTAAATTCTTCCATGAAATGGACTTCCCGAACAAACATGGAAAGCATCAGCCTATTCTTCACACCTTCATGGCGGTTATAGGAGCGGAACTGGCCCAGCGCCTCAATGGTGCTTCCGGAATAATCCTGATGTACGTCCAACAACCGCTCAGATACTATCAACGGGAGGAGGTCCATTTGCCCACTGAGCCGTCTCACTGCAACATCCACCATATAAAATCCTTCTCCAAATACTTTGTGGCTAAAAGTAAATCCTGACACAATCTCACCAATAATTCTTACCTTGTTATTTTCAATCATATTTTCTGACATATGGTATATCTCCTCTATTCTTTCTTCTGCTTTCTATGATTATTTCTTTCCATAATCTCTTTACTAAGTTTGACACTCCTATGAGTTTCATTTACCTACATCCTTCTCATAATAATTAGTCACACTTCAATGTTCAGTAATTCCAAGATTCGCTCTCCAGCCTTTCCTTTGACACAAAAGAGGAATTTCACTCCATATTTTTCTTCCATGGTTCTCATACATTTTGCAAGTTCCGGCCCAGTTGTTGGCCCCCTAACAATCTTGGCACCATGAGACTTCAATTCGGCTACTTCAGTTGTAAAATCTGCCTTTCTGGCAATTCCCCATTCTTTCCTTATCTTTTTTTCGTAAAGAAACTGCCTGGGATTATTCCATTTTTCCACATCATCAATGGAGTTAATGAAACGGCTGTGTTCTACCAGGATAATCAATTTGATTCCGTTATCCTGGGCCAGTTGGCATTCGTCCCTGAACCGTACATGCTCCTTGCCGCAAATATTCCCTACACATTCCTGAAGGTCCTGTTTTGTATCTATACAAACAGACATGTTATCCAACCGGGTATAGTCACCGCATGGAAGCTTTGAGCGGAGAGTTTTAATGCCCACCTTTGCAAAATACTGTTCTTTTTTTTCATGATGCTTAAGCTTCTGCCGAGTATCACATACAATTGTTACCATACGAAATCACCGCCTTAATTAAATGGAAGCCCTTCATCCTCCACACCATCAGGAATATTTACAAACCCATCACCAATAGCATTTGAGGGATTTGGTCGCTGCTGTGGCTGCCCAGTTGCCTGGCTGGAGCCAACACCAGCTCCCTTGCCATCAGCAAACTCTTGGTCATCAAGAAGGACCTCAGTTGTATACACCTTTTGCCCATCTTTATTCACATAGCTTCCTGTCTGAAGTCTGCCGGATACCAGCACACGCATACCCTGACGGAAATACTTCTCTGCAAATTCTCCTGCCCGGTCAAATGCTACACAGTTAATGAAATCTACTGTCTGCTCTCCGCCATCCTGACCTCTGCGTCCTCTTCTGTCTACAGCAAGGGTATACCTGGCAATAGCCATGGAACGCTCTCCCTGCGAATATCTGACTTCTGGGTCCCTTGTCAGGCGGCCCATTAAAATTACTCTATTCATAGATTATCCTTTCTTAATTTTCCAGGCCAATCCTGCGGAAACGCTACCTCTCCGCAGGATTACGCCGGCTTTTCAAAACGGAATCCCCAAATTCACCTCTACTCCCTTATCTGCAATCGCCACCTGAACAAAGGGACCGACCGCACACTGCATCCGTTCAATAAAATATCCTTCATCCGTGGATCTGTCCCCCAAGTGACACATAGTAACTGTTTGGAGACCATCACACTGATTCTTTTTCACAAATCCTATGGCTGTCTCCAGGGCGCAATGGCCCATAAGTTTATGCTGATAGTTTGGAATGTTTTTTTCCACAAATTTCAAGTCATAATTGGTTTCAATCAAAAAGTGCCGAACTTTCCAATCCAAAAAGTTCCATTTGCATAGTTCAAAATCAGTCATAAAGATCATACGGCCCATGCCTGGATGTTCAATTAAATATCCGAAATTTGGCACCCCATTGTGTGGTAGGTAGAAGGGAATTGCTGAAAACTGCCCCAATTTCAGCGGATTCATTTCGGGAATCCCTTTTATCCTCTCTCCCTGCACTACCCCAACAAATTCTTCTGTTTCATCGTTGGAATAGACAGGGATACCATAAGCCATATAATCCCTAACATGACCAACATGGTCATTATGCTGGTGCGATACCAAACAGCCCACAACCTTCCCCACCTGCCAGTCAATGGCTTTCATCATGTCGGCGCCGCGGCATCCACATTCCAAGAGAAGAATTTCGTTGTCTGCCATCAGGGCGTATGCGTTGCCCTTACTAGAGCTTCCTATTACTTTCAATATCACATTGCTACCTCTTTGCTATTATCCTATCCTTTATCGGATACAACCTTGACCAAATATCAGTCAATTTCGATATAGATATTTTCATATAATCAGAACGATTTTTATGTTTTCCAGTCATATTATTCAAATCCACATAGCACACATCAATACCGATGCGATTCAAAATATATGGCATTTTAGGGTCAATGAAAATCCATCCGAGTTCATATTCCAAAGGTTCAGGAGTTATAAGGCTTTGCTTTCTCGCAAATTCATCAGCCTGCAATTCCGATAAATCATAGATTATTGCGCCTGATTCAAAAATGACCGCAATCATGTCTCTGATTCCACCTCATTTCCTGGCTGTGCATACCACTTTCTAGCATTGTATATTGTCTGACATAAACATTCCGCAATGCTATTGGCCAGTTTCTCCTTCCCGGCAAGCCGCCGAACGTAGGTCTCACCGCACGCCAGACAGGTTATTTTTCTAACACATTCCCAGATTTTATATGCCGTATAAGTCTCATACACCTCTGACATTTTTCCTTCATAACCAAACCATTTATCCCGGGTTTCTCTTAATGTGCTGGAAACATCCTCCCTCAAAACAGTTCCCTTCAACTTTTCATTAAGCTCTTCCATTATTTCAGCTTTAATGGCTTCTTTTTCTTCCGGCGTAATCATAATTCCACCTCAATTTCATCATCCGCCGGGAACCGGAAAACCCTTGGCAACATATGTACCTCAATATTTCCCCCAGCTACTGGCCGTGCAATCACTCCTCGGGTAGATTCCCATAATGCTTTCATATCTTTTTCATCAAGCATTGAATCATTATCAATAACCAGACTTGGCATAATCCCAGTGTATTCCCGGTGTAGCATATCCATGGCCTTCTTTGCTTTCTCAGCGCTCCCATATTCAGCTAAAACAGAGCCTTTTCCTGCCTCTCCCACCATGCACATTGTAATGGTGCCATCGCAGACACGTAATGCCACCACCTCATAAGGAGCATCAATCTTACTATTCTGGCTTATAATCCTCATTCAAAAAACTCCTTCCTCATAATCACAATCCTATGGGGTATAGCAACCAGACTTGCGCTTGGCGTTCTCCTGATTGTACTGTCGCAGATAAACTCCCGACATATCCCAGGCCTAACCGGATAAATGGTACATTTCTTGTCTGGTCGGCTAATATCTAAAAATGGACAATTCAAATTCATTTCGGAGGCCGCCGCAGGACTAATCTGGCGGCACTCCTTGATATTATGCTGACGGATATACTTATGTATGGATTCTATCTCTCCCTGAGTAAGAGGAAGAAAATTGGAACAGCAGGAACCGCATCCGGTACACTTACCGTTTTGCGTTCTGTTATATCTGCTCTTATTCATATCCTCCCTTATCTGCTTAATTGCATCCATAATCGACATGGCATTTACCTCATGAAGTCTGGAACATCATCCTCTGGTTGCCCAGTAACGTCCCCCTCCCGGATGGTATCAGTTTGCGGCTCCTGGCTCACTGTCTGTTCTGGGACGCTCCCCATGACATCCTGTGGTGATGGGAAACTCTTGCTGTTGGCATGGGCCTCCACATCATAGGAAACCGTTTCAGCAACAATATCCACATTATCATCAGAATCTCTTGTATTATCAAAAGCTTCCGTCAAATAGGCATCATCACTGGAATTGATAAAGTTTTTGCAAGCACGGTTAATCACTGTTTTCTTTGCCATCTGGTCAGCAAATTCATTATGTACATCATCTGGCTTAGATAAATCTGCCTTTCTATTCTTGGCCCAGGACTTTTTAATCTGCGCAATATTCATGATTTCAACATATGGCGTGAAACCTGGATGCTCTACAATTGCATATGCCCCAACAATCTTGTTGTTGTCTATATTCTTAAAATCCTGTTTATGCTGGTCGATTACTTTGTATCCATTCTCAATGTGGTACTCAAAGGTATCCCCCTCATAAATAACCTCTGCTCGAATATCTTTAGCACCTACTCTCTTAGCAACTGCCATCGTTCCTTGATAGGACCGCATAAGCGTGAGTTTTTCTCCAAAAGGAACAAAGTAGCACTGTTTCTTCATTGGATTAAGTGCCTGGACAGTCATATCCATAAGGCTGCTGGCGATTGACTGCTTTGAACATATATCCAGTACTCTATCTTCAACCCACTCGTTCCCCTTTTTCTTTTTGATAGTCATGTCCTGAAGCATGAGATATGCACTATTCAGGGCATTGGTGACATTGTAATTTTCAGGGAAGGTAAGACCATACTTCTGTTTCTCTGTAAGCTGGGCTGCCATCTGGTCAATAAATCTATTGTTAATTGCCACATCCATGGGATTGGCTGGCGCTAACTGTGTGTTTTCCGCTGTTGCCATAATCAATATTCCTCCTACTTATTTGTCTAAACTTTTCTACTGAACCGCTGCTTAATCCTGTCAATCACGTTTTCTTTTGGAGGCGCCTGTATTTCCCTGACCGTAGCTTTTCTTTCAAAGCTTGCAAATGTCTGTATTGGTCTCTGGCGATAGTTTCTCCGGCTACGCTCCATGTGTTTGATTCTTCCTGCTATGATTATTTTTCCTCACTTTCTTTTCTTATTGCCCTGCGAAACGCCCCTCTCTCGAGGAATAAAAGCACGCTCCTTAATTGCATACTTTTAAATACTTCGACATGTTTTGTCTGGTGATACCACATAACCCATTCCTGCTGCAATAGTTCATCCACGCCCGTTATGGGCTCTCCTTCTATGAACTTTCTTCGCGACTGTAAATACTCTCGGTGTTCTTTTAAGTTCTCACACTTGCCACACTCTTCCCGCAATGATGGGAAATTTTTTCCTTTATAATATGAAGACAACACACAATATCTACATGGATTTTGTTTCATCAGTAAACCTCATTCCTGCTCTACCGGAGCCTTCCCTTCAATAGCCTTGAGCTTGTCCCTAAAAGCTGCTACCTCTGATTCAGGCACATCGATTTCTGTCACTACACCATGTCCGCCGCCAGGGAGGATAACTTCATCCCCGGGCTTTACCACTACCTCCGAAGAGTATGTATAAGCTCTCCCGGATGGCACATCTCCCTTTAAATATTTCACCTTGATTAACTGCATGGTTATCCTCCTTATATTTTAGAAAATTCTTCTTTAAGCCGCTTTTCCTCTGCATCCATATAATTCAAGATTACTTCCCTGATTGCCACAACACCGCCATGTCCTACTATATTTGAAATCATCATTTGTTCATTTGAACCACATCCAATATAAATCCTTAAAAACGAAGGTGGGTATTTACAAATATTGCACATAACCGCTTGAACATCCTCTATCTTTTTACGGATATCTTCTGCCTGTTTAAATTGCTCCTCAGTCATACGGTTTCAGCACCTCCATCTTAACCTCTACTGGCAATATCCACGCCCGGCCTTCCAGCCCTAACCATTCAATTACCTTTTTTGCCTGTTCCTGGCTATCACCCTTGTAAGCCTTATTTAAAAGAACCGTGTACTCATATTCATGTTTACGAAAATAATACCGGGCCACATACTTCTTTGTACCTCCAACTAGGGCCACAACTACATACTTCTGCTTTGTATGGCTCGTCCTCAATGTTCTGTTATTCAATGGCATTCCCCCACCTTAACTCTCAATTCCGCATCTTCCGAAACCGCCAGCGTTACTAACTGGCAATTCATAGCAGACAGGACCTCCCCATATGAATTACTAGAAAGCCGCTCCGCATTATCCAGAAATACCGGCACCAATACCCCATAGATTTTCTGTAAGGTATTCACTATATCCATTTCTGCCAAAATTTTGTGGCCTGCATTTAAACCGTTTCCATAGGACGTTCCGCCAATAGTTGGCTCACATATCTCTTTATACCCACCGTTAACTTGCGGTTCAAACAGCCTCCAGTTAACAACGGAAAAGTTTTCATTGATGCGGTCAGTCAGCATTGATACCTTGGCCCGGTTAAACTCTTCCAAAAGGAACTGCCGCTTTTCCTCGTCCGCAATCTTCTGCGCAAGGGCTTTCTGCTCTTCCTTCAAATCCCCTATCCTCTGGTCGGCAACCGTATTAGCAGAAACCTTCGCTTGATTAGAAGATAATTCTTTCTGAAGTTCGTCCCTCTGCGCCTTTAGCTGCTTCCGGTAATCGGCCCCGGCATTCATTGCGTTAAGGGCTTCTTCTTTTCTTGAAATTTCTAGACATAGTGCCTCATACGCCTGATTCTCTGACATATCGGCGCTTTCTGGCATGGCCTGCATTTCATCCCATGCGGCTGTTTTTGCAGCATTAAAGGTTATTTTGTCTGCCTTGGCCTGCTCAATCTGCTTTTGAAATTCAACGATTTTTGCCGCATTATCATCAACGGATTTTTTCTCAGCAGAACCGGAGGCTACTATATCATTTAAACGTTTCTCTTTATCAGTATTAAATTTTTCAAGCGCCTTGGCCTTTTTAATAGAAAAGTCCGCTCTTATCTGTCCTATCCTGTCCGCCGGATATTCTTGACCGCAATTGGGACAAATTACCGACTCTTCGTCAAAAATCCAATTTGATTCATCGAAGGAAAAACTGCGCTCTTTCATGTATTCTTCACCCAGCCTTTTCTTCTCCGCCTCATGTTGCTCTATGGACTTTCTGGCACGCTCAATCCCCATTTCAGCCAGCGACTGTTGCCCCATAGCCTTAGCGAAGCCTTCCTCCGCTGCATCTATACGCCTCTGTATCTCCTTACGCTGCGTAATCAGAACCTCATTGGCTTTCCGAATCATCTCTGACTGCCTTGTCTTTAGCTCAATGATATCGTTGGTAGCTTCATCCATCTGTTTCATGGCTGCCATGGTATCATTTTCCCGCTGATCAATTTCCTGTATTTTTCGTTTCAGTTCAGCGTTGGCAAGTTCAAGTTCCGCCACATCCACCAATGACCTTGATGCCTCATCTATCCTGGCTGGCAATTCTTTCATGCGGTTCCTACGTTCTTTAAGGACCTTGGCGTTTTTCGCTTGTAATTCCTCCAGTGTAAAAGATTGCAATTCCTCTGCCAGGCTTTCATACTTGACTAAATCGCTTTCTATTACATCCTGATTCGTAAATTCTGCCACAAGTTCAAACAGCTTTGCCCTACGGTCCTTGGTCTTCAGTTTAAGGAATTCCGTGGCGTTGGATGCAAATCTGAAAACCTCCTCGTTGATAGCTGATTCAATGAAATCTTTAAAATCCTTCTCGGTCTTAGGGATATCATTGATTTCATAGCTATTGAAATTGCCGTCAAACCGCTTTTCGGCCTGTCCCCTTGGGGTTGTCCACTTTTGTTTCTGAACTTTCTTGATATGTACAGGGCGCTCGTCTATCTCCAAATCAGCCTCACCAACAATATCAATAAAATCTTTATCCTTCCCGTCACCCCCGTGCGGCCTGATTTTATCCGGTTGACTTCCATCTGACATTTTGTTGAACAAAATCCAGAAGAACAAATCCATAAGGGTAGTTTTCCCGGATGCATTCCGGCCAAAAATGCTGGTCCGGTTTCCAAATTCCACGGTTTTCTCCTTGAAGCATTTAAAATTTTCGCAATGAAGCCTTAATAACTTGATTTCCATATTGATTTTTGCTGCCTTTCTCCCTTATAATAAGAGTGTGTTAGTTTTTGTCTTGGGCTCTATGCGGTTGCCGCCGCTGGAGTCCATATTTGACTCTTGAGAAATTACCTGAGGAAACAATGATTCATAACTTTTAATTACCTGTTCCAGTGATTGAATCTCTGTTTTAACAATATCTACTTCGGTATTCAGATATATCAGCAGATTACGTTTTTTATCCAGATTATTCTTTGCTGACAGATACACTTTGCTTACAGCCTTACCTGTTCTCCTTTCCCTTCCAGACTTCTTCAAAATAGCTCTCAAACGTTGCTCCACGCATTGCCTGCTACATCCCATCACCTGACCGATTTCTTCATAGGTCAATCCTTGCAAACGTAACCTAACAGTTTCTCTCTGCAGATATGTAAGCTCAGTCAGTTCCACATCTGCAAATGTCTTTCTTATATGTTCCATAAAAACATTTTCTTTTTGCCTCCTGGTCACATTCATTTTTTCAATGCGCTTACATGATAGGCAGATGCCATCCTCTGATAAGGTAGTTTTGCCACAAACACCACAACATCTTTCCTTCTTTTTCAGAGTCAATTTTGTCTTAGCAACTTGTTCAGCCTTTGTAGTCCACGTGAGATTATCCACACTGTTGTTTTCTGGATTCTTATCAATGTAGCTGACATAAGGTTTGTTTTCTGGATTTGGTATGAAGGCCTCTGCAACCAAGCGGTTAACAAAATAGTTTTTCTGTTTCCCATTCTCGCACAGGCTGACTGATGCCTGCTTTGTTTTTCGATTTATAGTCACATTAGCCTTTACTTTGCCATCTGGCCGAATCCTATAGACCGAACCATCAGAGTGTACTTCCAAACGGCCATCCAAAACTACTCTGACATTCTTTTGTATTGTTCCCACTTTACATCATATCCCCCTTTCACAGTTTCACTCCCACAGCCACAGCCATGACCACAATGGACACCATCCACATCCCCAATCCCCAGATGACCATGAGGACCGCCCGTTTGGCCAGACGCATCCATGGACCGTCATGCCGGTTCCGGCGCCGTCTGAACGTGACCATCCGCCGTCTGCCCATCATGTTGGTAAGCACTGCGGTTGTGGGGCCGGTGAAGTCCAAGCGCCAGCCAGAATATCGGATGGCCGCCTCGGCACGGATGGTTAACTCGGTTGTTTTATTCACTTTCTATCCTCCTCTATACTATTGCCTTCCTTTTGAACCCGTACTTTCAAGTACGCATTGGAATAATCCTTACCCTTAGCAAAGCCCTCATTATCGTTTCAAACCATGCGCTGAAACGTTTTTCAATTTCCAGCCCGGCATGTAAGTCTCTTGCGGATACAGTGGGTTGCTCAGTATCATAGTTGATTCTGATTAATTCATTCACTACCAAGTCCTCCTTTTAAAGTTCCTTCCCCACATCATCATGTATACGTCCAATGTGCTTATCCAGTTTTGGTCGATATATATGATATTCTCCCTGTTTTTTACCAGTCCTCTCCTTGGGAATATAGTCCCCTATGTCAAAAAGACCTTTCCTCATATGTTCTCTTACTGCCTGACTTGACATTCCCAACTCCTTTGCAGCATCTTTCACGCTAACCCGCTCGCACATCCTCATCCTCCTTTTCATATTTTATCCCCTCTCCCTATTGACACCGGTCATTGACAGAGGTGCAACAATGCCGCCCGAACATATATTCCTTTTTATGCCACTCCCAAGTTCATCTGTGCATTGGCTGCCTCGATCAGTTCTGCCAGATAGGTAGGAGCCTCATAGCAGTCAATCAACTCATGGGCATCTGCAATATATTTACGCTTCAGCGCTTTATATGACTTTGGGCGGCCTGTGTCATCATAGATGCCAAACTCGCGCTTGATTTGGTCGTAAATATCCCGGTAGACCTTGGAGCGGATTTCAGTATCCTTATAGGCTTCAGATTGCCTGCCTCCCAGGATAGCGACTCCCCTACGCTTTACGTGGTTGGATAATTCGTCAGCTTCGGAACCGTACAAGGGAATCTCAAATTCAAGCTTGTCCATCCGGGTGTCAATCTGCTTAATTTCCTTGTCGTGGCGGTTCAGTACCTCAACCGACTGCTGGAGGATTTCAAGCTGCGTAAGAGGTTTCTTGACATCGAAATATGTATCCACCAGATGGTCGTATACTTCCCATGCCGTATCAGTATTCAAGGATTTGGCATGAAGAAAAGCTCCTTTTTCTGTCCAGAGGTATAATTTAGAGGCTTTCTTTGAACTATCCTCAAATTGATGATGGTTAACAAATGCTTTCTTCTCTTCGCCATCCAGACAAATATAATGTTTTCCTTCTACATATCTATCTTTATTGCGATTAAAGTTATTAGAAATCACTTTTGCATCTGTCCCATATGCCTCAGCAATCTGCTGTGTTGTAAGAACCCGAATATCTCTGTACTCTGCAACTGTTATATTATCCATTCTTTTTCCTTTCTTCCTCCTTGGAATTATTCCTAGATAAGTTATAGATTCTCTTCTTTTCTTTTTTATCCCCTCCCTATTGACACTTATCATATATAGGGGTACAATTACCACATAGTGCATGAACATATGTTCTTATTCCTTAAGAAAATAATCAAGAGGTACATCAAAGTAATCCGCAAGAATTTGAAGTTTATCAGCCTTTGGCATCATTTTTCCTCTTTTCCATTCGCTGAAAAAAGAGGAGGGCATTTGAACGTTCTTTCCTAATTGGTAAAACGATAACCCTTGCTTTTTGGCCAAATCATTTAGTCTTGCATATGAGTCAACAGCATTAAGCAAATTAAGCACTCCTTTCTTCAAAAATTCTAATATTAGCATTGACTTTAGCTAGAAAATTCTATATAATCAAATTATCCACTAAATTGATTATAAAACTAGAATTTTATATTTTGTTTTCTAGGATTTTCTAGCTTCTGTACATAGTATAGCTAGATTATTCTAGTTTGTCAAGCCATTTTTTTAGAATTTTCTAGTTTTCTTGAAAGGGCGATATTATGTACGAGATTTTTGCAAAGCTATTGGCTGAACGGAATTTAAAAGCTGCTGATGTTTGCAAGGGGACAGGCTTGCCATCTTCCCTTTTCAGCGAATGGAAACGGGGGAAAAGTACTCCAAAGGCAGATAAATTAAAAAAAATTGCGGATTATTTTGGAGTGTCAGTAGATTATTTAATGACTGGGAAAGAAGAACCAGAAGAGAAAAAAAATCCTTATAGCGATTTAAAGGGCATATACCTGTCCTACGCCAAGGAGGCCCAAGACAGTGGAATTGACCCGGACGATATTCGCCTTGCTCTTGATACTATAAGGAGGTTAAGGGGTGAGAAGTAGGATTGAACCAGAATTGCAAGCAGGAACTGTATAAAGATGTAATACGTATCAAACGATTTATGGGGTTTAAGGATTATCAATATGGGATTAATCTTGTAAAGGAATATGAAAACTTCGGGATACTGACAGAGGCTGTTCCATTTAAGACCCACGCCTTACGCGGTATGGCCGCCATTGGGGATAAGCCACAGCCAGATGTAATATTATTGAACAGTGCCAGGACTCCCCAGGAACAGAACTTTGACTGTGGTCATGAAACAATACACCTGGCATTGCATAGACATACTGGGAGATCCACTTTCAATTGCTATAGCGAGGTATCACCGAACCAGGACCCTTTTCTGGAATGGCAGGCGAATGAGGGTGCGGCTGAATTCTTTATGCCACATAGGATGTTCATCCCACTGCTCCATGATACAATCGGAAACAGACTGACCAAATCATGCATAGATTCTTTTGTTAACCTGGCATGTGATACGTATATCGTTCCAGAAATGGCTGTGCGATATCGTTTGGAGAATCTAAAATATGAGATTTATCAATATTATGCCGGCATAGACTTATACGATATTAAGATTCTGTCAAAAAAACAACAAGAGAAACAAGGCTTGTTCCTGAAATCTCTAAATGTAATTTCAGATACCGAAATATTTGATATCCATGACTACATATATGAAAAAAGCCACTCCTGTTGGCGCAGGAATGACTTTTCACATAGATTCTCTACCGGATGCTCCGGAAGATATAACTTTGCTTAACAACCAAATTATATCATTCTTGGAGCGCTCTGGCAAGGGGCGTATTTTTTATACCCAAAATTAGAAAGGATGATATAATGGCCAAACGTACTAAATACCCTAAACTCCCTAATGGTTTTGGAACTATCCGTTATCTTGGGAAAAACCGCCGTAATCCTTATGCCGTCCATCCTCCAACTACTGAGTTTACTAAAGATGGTGTTCCCCTTCGACCACCTTCCCTGTGCTACGTAGACGCATGGATAAAAGGCTTTACAGTCTTGGTAGCACTTAAAAGCGGTACATATTACCCTGGATATGAGAAAACCATTGAGATAGAAGATACGAATGACCTAAAAGGCTTGTCTCAGAAAATCTTGGCTGACTATAATCGCTTTAGAAATCCAGATAAAGAAAATGATGAAAAAACCTTCAAGGACGTCTATAATGACTGGTATGCCTACAAGTTTGAACGTGACCAGAGCCGGTCTTACTCACCCCATACGCTTGAGGCTACAAAAGGTGCATTTAAACGTTGCAAGATACTGCATGAAAGGGAATTTAGTACAATAAAATATGACGACCTGCAAAAGATGATTGATGATTGTCCTCTTAGCTACGCAAGCCTTGAGCAGGTTGTCAATCTGCTCCATCAGATGTATGCGTATGCAAAAATCTACCATCTGGTAGACGAAGATTGTTCTTTATATTTAAGGATTAACAAGCCTGATACAGAGAAGCATGGAGAGCCATTTACAAATGATGATCTGAAAATACTTTGGGAAAATAAGGATGATGAAGATGTGGAATTTTTATTAATCATGTGCTATTCTGGCTTTAGGATTGCTGCGTATAAAACCATGGAAATTAATCTGGAAGAAAGATACTTCTGCGGAGGGGTAAAGAATAAATATAGCAAGAACCGAATCGTACCTATTCATTCCGGTATCCTTCCTCTCGTCAGGCGCCGATTGGAACGGGATGGATGTCTACTCACCAGCGACCAGACTTTCCGCAAGCATCTTGACGAGAGAAACCTACTAGGGAAGTTGGGGATTTCCCACCATACCCCACACGACTGTCGGCATACCTTCTCCAGGCTCTGTGAAGACTATAGGGTAAATGAGAATGACCGTAAGCGCATGTTGGGCCATTCCTTCGGAAATGACATCACCAACAAGACCTATGGACACCGTAGTCTGGACATGTTGCGAAAGCAAATACAAAAAATAAAGGTTCCAAAGACTAACAAAGAGTGA